CACCGGTAGACGTCCGGAGGTCTGTAAATTCAGATAGAGTTGTTTTTAAATTTTTTATTTAAAACCACCCTTTACATATTGCCTTTTGCAATCCTCAGAACATAAAGCCCTATTATTATTATAGATATTGCAAGATGAAAACTTTTTTTGACAGATAAAACAGGTATAATCAATTAATGCCTGTTGTTGTTGCTCCTCAGGTTCTTCTATCTTTTTTTTACCATAAATTTTAAGATGTATAAAAATATCAATTACGTATAAAACTAATATTAACACTATTATATAAATCATTTAAACCACCTCTTCAATAACTGGTTCGGGTTCTGGTTCTGGATTATCCTCTTTATATTGTGCCTCTTCCTCTTCGATTTGTTCCAGTTCATCATCTATATTTGTAACATAAGGATGATTTGAAATATTAGTTTTCTTGCTGATAATTCCATCACTTTTAACAATCCCCTCAATTATTTCTGAATCATTAAAAATCATTTTCTTGTTGAAGATAAACTTTAAACTTTCAACATCTTCTAAAGTCTGATTTTTTAACTTTTTATAAATATTTATAAACTCATAAAGATTATAAATAAATGTTTTTATTTGTCTTAGCCCAGCATCGGCCTTTAAATCTAAATTAGAGTATCTCGATTTTATAACAACATTTGTTATATTACCCTCGCTTAATTTTCTTGTATCTACCGCTTGAGCGGTTTCGTAAATCAAGTCCCTAATTATATCAATAAAAACTTTGCGCGCCTCATATGGTATATCTACCTTCAAAAAATCCACGTCCCCAGTCGGAGATACATCATCACAAGTTATAATTCCATATTTTTTTAATAAAAACCAAAATTCCTCCCAATCTTGAGCTCCTCTATCCTTTACTTTTGATATAGCTTCTTGGAATAGTGCTATATTATTAGCAAAACCACTTACTAGCTCGTCAAATATGTCTATATGGGTTTTAATAACTTGCAGGTCGTAAACATCTTCTTTATTATTCCTGAGTGGAATAAAAGGCACAACACCCCAGCCGAAATTCTCTATTCTATCTGTCTTTCCAAGACTCATGAATTTATTGGAATTATAAAAAATTGGGTTAGCCTGGACAGCTAAATCAAAATAAAACTCACCTTTTTCATTTTCCATATAATAACTGACTTTTTCTTTATCATATACTTCAACCTTATATCTAAAATATTCCTGGTCATTCTCTACAACTAACATTTTATAATATCTAATTACCTGTAATAATTCATCTTCAAACTCAGTATCATAAATAGGTATTATTTCAATGGAATCTATTATTTTATACTTTAATTTTCCGGACCTATCAATGTACATGTAAAGCCATGATATACCCTTTTTTCTGGCTTCTAAATACAAATCATAGATAAAGTCATTAATATCAATAATTTTATCATCTTTCAAATTTTCTATTATTATTTCTTTGCCGACACAATAGGAAACAGCTTGGTCAACAATTTCTTTGTAGAAGCCAGTTGGGATTCTATGTTCTTTATGCATTTTATATTCTTTTGATTTCTTCTCTAAGATAGCTGTATTTTGGTTATTATAATAGTTTTCTCCGTCTATCTTTCTTTTTTTCTCCTCACTATTCAAATCATAATCAATCAATGATCTAATAATAGCTTCATTTGTTATCGTACTTTCAGACCTTAGCCTTTCATAAATTAAATTTACTTGACTCATTTTTTACCTCCTACTTGGAAAAAATTTTCTTTTACTATATTGAAACGGTTCCGTCATATATCTTACACAGTCGATAGAATGGTCGTCTTTATCATCCAGTTTGGAAATAACGTTTCCGTCTTTATCTGTCTGGTAATCTATATTCTCAAATTCTCTGGCAGCATTCGGACATCTAACCGGATCAATTACAATAGCCTCTAAAGTATCTAACCATTCTAATCCATGCTCTACACTTCCCGGCCCTTTTATTGCACCCCGGCATCTAATACCATAACTTTTTACATCGGCGATACTTTTCGGATCCTCTGAGTCGGCAATTATCATAATATCATTATATCTTCTTTCAATTATCTTTTCTGATAATATTTTATTGGACATCTTAACTTGATATATTTCATCAAATAAATACAAAATAAATCTAGTTTTATCAAAATGGCCCCTCAAAAAACTTAATGGATCGGCAGCAAATCCCCAGTCCAAACCCTGACATAAATTGTCAAATCTAAGTATTTCAATGTCGGTTATTGGCCTAAATTCTAAATTACTAAAGGGAACAATACCACCGCCAATTGCCTCGCCTCCATAATTCCATCGCCATCTAGCCTCATTTTTTGCTTTTACGTTCTCAGCTTCCTCTAGAAAATCTTTTGATAAATAAGGATTAACAAAACTTGTCGAGTGGTCAATACATGTATTCTCTGGAATAAACTGAGTATTATATAATTTATTACACCAGTGCGCTTTTCTTTTTGGTGGATTGTAAGTAAAAATTACATGATAATCCAATCCTTTTGGAAGTGTTGCCCTTACTATGCTATCAATTATTACTTTTATCTCTTCATAGCTTCTAAACTCGACCAGCTCCTCTATCCTTAATCTAGCAATAGGAAATTTAGAAGTTTTGATAGACTTGATTTTTTCTGGTTCCTGTCCTCCCATAAATATAAATCTTTGACCAGTTCTAATTCTTTTTATTGATGGTTTATTGCCTCCAACGCAGCGAAATTCATCACGAACCCCTAAATCATTTATAGCCTCAATTAATTCCTCATATACAGAGGTTGATAATGTATTATGATTTTTTCGCATAATTAAAATATTAATTGGATATTTTAAAATATCTTTTACATATCTACGTGCTACACTTGCAGATTTTCCGGATCCCCTACCACCTTTTAAAACGCTAAATAGATAGTTTTCATACTCTTCATTAAACCATTTTTCAAAATGTGGTACCAGTCTAATATTATCCAAATCATAAAATTCGTCGTCAAATTCGTCTATTATTTCTTCTTGTCGGTCAACTCTGGCCCATCCACTATTTTTATCTTTAGAACAAAGATAGAATTCAATTGCCCTTGTATCAGGTGGTATGAATTTTTTAGTTCTTGACACTTTTGAGGTATCAATCAAGCCCTTTGTTACCTCTGTTTTTATCTCCTCATATTCAAACCCGGCTATTTTTTTTAATAATGATTGCTTGGCAATTTCTACTAATTCAAACTCTGAGACCTTAAAACATTCAGAAAATTCAGGATATTTTTTTTTATATTTATAAAAAGAATCATAGGATATATCTAACTTTGTATAAATATCAATGTCTGAATACCCTTGAGCTGCCATTAATTTAATTTTATTTAAAAATGGTTTTACATGACTTTCATATTTTGATGCTGCCATGACTTCACCCCATTTTTATTACTTTGTTCCCTGTAAATGACTCATATCTTTTAATAATTACATCACAATACATCGGTTCTATTTCCATTAAAAAACATTTTCTTTTTGTTTTTTCTGCAGCTATTAATGTACTACCAGACCCACCAAACAAATCTAAAACTATCCCATTTTCTTTACTGGATATCTTTATTCTATTTTCAATTAAATCTAATGGTTTCATAGTTGGATGTAGGTCTCCGGCATCTTTTCTTCCTTCGGCAATACTACTTACATAATATTTTTTATAGATATCATAGGGTTTTAATTGATTATTCCAAATTCTATTTTTCTTTGCAAAATATAAAATATACTCAGTATCAGGAATAAAAGTGTTATTTGTAAATGGCGTTTGATTAGTTTTACACCAAACTAAAATATTAAAGATATAACCATCAAATAAATTTAAATACTCTTTTATGTTTTCTTTACTGGTAAATATATAAAAAGTACTTATATCTAGATTGATGAAATGGATTATATCAGATACTTTAAAATCTATTAACTTTTCTATTCTATTTTTTAGGTTTTCTGTAGTCTTTTTAAAACATCCTGCCCCGGCCTCTTTCATTTTATACGGTGGATCCGTAAACATCATATCGATTTGATTTTCTCCAATTAGCTTTTTAATATCATCTAAATTATAACTATCCCCACACATTAAACGATTTTCGCCTAACTGGTATACATCACCTTTTTGACTTTTTGGTGTTTCTATTTTTTCTAATTCCTTTTCTAAATTAAAGGACTCCTCTTTTTTTTCTTTTTTTAATTCCTTTTCAGCTTCAGCAAATAAAATATTAATTTCATTCATGTCAAAACCTGTTAACTTATAATCATCTTCTTTAAATTCTTTTAATAACTCTGTTAACTTTTTATTATCCCAGCTTCCTGAAATTTTATTCATTGCAATATTTAATTTTTTCTCTTCTTTTTTGGACAATACCATAATTACACAATCAGCTGTATCATGGCCCAAATCTTTTAATACTGTTAATCTTTGATGGCCTGAAATGATTGTATTATCATTATTAATTATTATTGGCTGAATACATCCGTATTTTAAAATTGACTCTTTTATTTTTTCATACTCAGGATCCCCAGGTTTTAAAATTTTTCTTGGATTATATTTAGCCGGGTTTAATTTTTCAATCTCTACTTTAATTATATCCATTATTTAACCACTCCTTTATAATATATAATATACTATAGCATGGAAGGAAGGTATAACAATGATTAAAAAATACTATGTTAAAGAATTTGAAAAGAATCTTATGTTAAAAGGCAACTGGGTAAATATATATGATTGTGACTTTTTCACTATTTTTAAGGTTATGACCCCCATTGAATTAAAACTAGTTTACAGAACAAAAAAAGAACCATATCTAGTTATAGAGTCTATTTGTTTTGATAAAAACAAACTGGCTATAAAAAATATGGTTATTGATTTTAATACTTCTCTATGTGTTGAAGGTATTAATTTTAAAAAA